GTCCTAATGCTTCAGATACAGAATTATTAAAATATTTAACTGCACATAAAGATGATGATTACATTGAAGACTTAGAAGTAAAAGGAGACGAATAAATATGGTTTTTAGTGCCGAAAAAGTACAGGAAATTGTAGAAGAAAAGGAAGCTGAATATAAGAAGCTAGAAGAAGAGTATTCATATTTGAAAGAAGAATATGGAGAACTTGAAGAAGTATGTCAAGACTTAAAAAAAGAAAACAATACTCTTAAAAGAAAGAGCGAAAGTTATGAAAAAGCAAACAAAACTGTATTGTGCATCTATCATGAAGACATCAAAAAGATGGATGATCTTCAGAAATTCAACAATAAACTTGTTGAAAGCTGTAAAAAGGCTAACAGGGATTTCTTTATCTTAGCAGCAGCTTATGTTGCTACACTGATGTTGATGATTTACTTATTTATCAGATAGGAGAGGATGATTATGCCAAATATTTATAGAACATGCAGATATAAAAATGAAAATTATCTATTTCACTGCCTCGAACAGTTTTCGAGTGCTATTGGTCCTTCTGCCGCTATTGGTGGACATCTAGGAGGACAGATTAGTCATGTATTCGCTCTAATCGAAGATGGAAAAGGAAATATCCAACGAGTAGATCCTACGATGATTACATTCACTGATGATGAATTTAGTAAATATTTTTTAGAATAGTTAAGAAAGGAATGAAATAGATGTTTTTATTGCAGGTATTAGAAAATGTATTCTCTGTGTTTGCTATCGTTATGCTGATTGTTGGCGTTCTTATCGTGATATCAGTGATTGCTATTGCAGTTTTCGTTATCGTGTCGGTCGTTGTGAATGGCATCGAAGAAGACAAGGAGAATAATAACTTATGACAAGAAAAGACAAGGAGGAACACTATTAATGCTTAATCGTGCTTTATTAGTCGGAAGACTTACAAGAGACCCTGAGCTAAGAAGAACAGGGAGTGGGAAGGCAGTCACTTCTTTCAACTTAGCAGTAGAAAGAAACTTCAAGAGCGATGATCAGGAGGCTGACTTCATTAATTGTGTGTGCTGGGGGAAGATTGCGGAAAACACAGAGCGATACTGTTCTAAAGGTTCGATGGTTTCAGTAGATGGAAGAATCCAGACAAGAAATTATGACAATAGCCAAGGCCAAAAGGTATATGTTACTGAGGTGATTGCTGACTCTGTACAGTTCATTAACACTAGAAAAGAAAATCAAGCTGCACCACAAGCACAAGTAAATAATCAAGCACCTGTTAACAATTATGTGCATAATGAACCAATTCAGCAGTTTGAGGATGAAGGCTTAATCATGGATGAAGAGGATATCCAATTCTAATGAGCAAGTACAACTCAAGAAAGACTACAGTTGACGGCTTCATATTCGATTCCAAGAAGGAAGCAAAACGCTATTTGGAATTAAAGCAGATGGAAAAAGACGGATTAATTCATAATCTACAATTACAGGTACCTTTTGAGTTAATCCCTCCTTTTGAAATTGAGATTGATGGCAAAAAGAGAAAAAGAAGAAGGATGGAGTATATCGCTGACTTCGTCTATTACATCAATAACGTTAAAGTTGTAGAAGACGTTAAAGGCAGAAAAACAGAAGTATATAAGATTAAGAAAAAGATTTTTGAATATAAATTCAAAACAACGATAAAGGAGACGTAGAAAATGATAAGAACTGGTTCTTATTATGCATACAATGCAGATGATGGCAGCTTTTTAGCATGTGGGAGCAGTAATAAAATGAAGAAGTTCTTTGGAATCTCAAACGATACTCTTATCATCCATTCAAAAAATGGTAAGATATACAATTCAAATAAATATGATCTTCACCTAAAGATTAAGTGGTTCGATGGAGTTATTAAAGATATTGAACCAACAATTAAACTTAAACCAAGGCCAAAACCACAGATAGAAAGAAAACCAAATAAATTAAAATGTAATTTCGTAGAAGTGTTCAAAGTATTCAAACATCAAGAAGCGGAAGAAGAAAAAGAACTCATGAGAAATAATTTTTCTGTTATCAATCTAGAAAGAGTTAGATTTGAACTAAAAAAGCATGCAAAAGAATCATATCCTTACAGAATTGCGTTCTATACTAAGAAATCGCCAACAACTTTGGTATTCGATGAATATTTTCTTTCGTTGGAGTTAGCAGAGCAGCGTATGGAATATCTGAAGAACTTCAAAGGCAAAAAAGACAATGGAGACTTCTGGTATGACGGTGTTAATTACGAAGCAGATAGGGTTATCATTGCAACAAGAACACGAAATAATAGAAATATGATTATTTCTTTAGATGATATATCTACCAAAAAAACTGACTATGACGAATATCTGGAACTAGCTAGATTCATTCAATCAGAATTCATCAGATAATCAAGCAGGGCATTGAGTTCTTTATTAGATTTTATATACTATCAAGAAAATTTATTAGGACCCCTCATACTTAATAGATTCTTTTCTAAAAGCAAGATCCTCTCATGAACTTGATGCCCTAACATATTTTTCTATTCTAAAACCAACAAACAACAGCAGTGTCATGGCTTTGCTTCAATCTCATTCACCTTCTTTTGCAAAGAATAAGAGTATGAAGCGCTAATTTTGCTATCCAACTAAAAAGTTATGATATTGCTGGGAGAAGAGAAGACACAAATTGAAAACCAATAGGAAGAGTAAAGGACTGTTTTCTTCTTCTCCAGAAAGGAGGTTAATTTTTGTTTTTTATTTTATTCGTACTGGTGATAGTGATTTATTTATTTTTTATTTTTGAATAGGAGGTAATCAGATGACGCCAGAAGAGACAAGAAACTATCTTAAAAGCTATAGGAATATGCGCAATCGAGTGGAGTACATCAATAACAAGATGATTAATGTTAAATCAATCAGATATGATGATAGTCCGAGCGGTTCGTATTCAGAACCTAAGACTCAGAACGATTACATCATGATGAAGGATAAGTATATTGCTCAGATGTCTCTTATTCGTGAGGATATTGAGAAACTAGACAACATGAATCATCGTGATGCATTGTTTTATAAGTATGTCGAACTAATGAGTGATTATGATATAGCCGACTTGATGCAGTATTCAGTAGGAACAGTAAGACACTTCCTTTGTTCTGGTATCATCGAATTATCTGAAGTTATAAATGATAAAAATATAACAGAAAGTATAGAAAAGTCATGAAATCAAAACGCATTAGTAATATAAAGGTGCTAACATATAATATGTGGAAATAGTTTGATAGGGAACTATGATTTCAAGGCGCTTGTATAAGTGCCTTTTTATTTTGCCGGGAAGGAGAATAACAGATGAATGACATCAAGATAACGCAGAAGCCTATTGCTGATCTAATTCCTTATAGTCGCAATCCTAGAAGGAATGATGAAGCCGTTCCCATGGTAATGAACAGCATCAAGGAGTTTGGCTTTAAAGTTCCTATAGTGATTGATAAGAATAATATCATCGTATGCGGTCATACAAGGTTTAAAGCAGCGCTAAAGCTAGGACTTGAGACAGTTCCATGCATAGTAGCCGATGACCTTTCAGACGAGCAGATTAAGGCATTTAGACTAGCAGATAACAGGGTATCAGAGAAAGCTGAATGGGATTTTGAAATCCTAAGCGGTGAACTTGATGACATTATCAATATAGACATGGATTCATTTGGCTTTGAGCCAATTGAGTTTGAAGAATATGAAGATTATGAAGACTGTGAGCATGAAGAAAATCAACAAGAAACACAAAGAAGAGTTGAAAACATAGTTAATCTAGAGTACGGGCAGTTTGATGGCGAAGGAAAGTATGACATTCCTAAGCTTGAGCCTGTTACAGAACTGCCGCCAATTTCCGAATGGATAGGATTTAATTATGTATTATCTGACAATGATCCAACTGGCAAAGCAGTGCATTTTTTCATTGATGACTATCAATTTGAAAGAATTTGGAATAATCCACAGCAGTATGTTGAAAAGTTAAGACAGTATGTCTGTGTCGCAACTCCTGACTTCTCGCCTTATGGGGATATGCCACTTGCTACACAGATTTTCAACATCTATAGAAAAGCGTGGGTTGGTGCATTCTTGCAGTCTCAAGGTATCACAGTTATTCCGACAGTAAGAGCAAGTACAGACCCAAGAAGCATGGAGTTCTATCTGGACGGCATTCCTAAAAATAGTATTGTGCTGATTAGCAACATGTGGACAAAAGACAAAGAGGCTAGAAAGTACTTCATTGAACATGAATATAAAAACATGATTGATAAGTTACATCCTAGCAAAGTACTTCTTTATGGCAAATATATGGACGAATTAAAAGATGATAACGTGGAATACATAGAAACGTTTTCACAAGGAAGGTGGGGAAAATAAGATGGCAAAAGGTTCAAGAGGCGGAAAAAGAGCAAAAAGAGCTTCTAACGCTAAATACAATGGTTTCAGTATTACTAGACCAAATGGCACAACAAGCCACTATAAGGTTATTAACGGAAAAGTTCTGCCGGCTGTAGAAGCGGATGGGATTCATAATATGTTAAAAGGTGCGGGCTCTAAAGACCCATGGCAGGTCGCATACGATCAGACTGGAAGCGTTGATGCTATCATTAAGCGTGTGAACAAGATTGGAAAAGGTAAAGCTTCTGTTCTATCTGATAAAGCTATCGACAAAATGAATGCTGACTATCGAAAAAAGCGTAAAGAATTCGATGAAAGCATGAGTGTAAGAAGCAGTAAAAAAGGTGTAAATAGACATAGATTATATTGGAGTGCAATGTAACGTTTAATGAGAGGGGTGATGATAATGGCAAAAAATGAGTTCGCAAACATGACACCAGAAGAAAGAAGAGAGAACGGCCGAAAAGGCGGAATAGCATCAGGCAAAGCGAAAAGAGAAAAGAGAGCCATTAAAGAAACCCTTGAACAATTATTGTCTATGCCTCTTAGAAATGGAAAGAAAGCCGATATTGAACGTATTAAGAGCATTGCAGCAATCAAAGGGAAAAACATCACTATGCAGGAGGCTATTGCCATATCTATGCTAAATAAAGCCGCTAAAGGAGATGTTCGAGCTGCCGAATATGTACGTGATACCATCGGACAAAAGCCGGATAATAACATGAATGTTGAAATGAGCGTTCCTGTCGTCTTCTATGGAGAGGATGACCTTGAATAATGAATTAAATGGCTTATATCTTCCTGACATAATTGGAAAAGGGTACAAGGATTTTTGGCACTATAAAGGCAGATATAGAGTCTGCAAAGGGTCACGAGGTTCTAAGAAATCAAAAACCACTGCTTTATGGTACATATATAACTTGATGAAATATCCTGATTCCAATCTATTAGTAATTAGAAAAGTAGGAAGGACATTAAAAGACTCCTGCTATGCAGATTTAAAATGGGCATGTCACAGGCTTGGAGTTGATAAGTATTGGAATTTCACTTTATCTCCTCTAGAGGCTACGTACATGCCCACAGGACAGAAAATCTATTTTCGTGGTCTTGACGATGCTTTTAAGATTACATCTATTGCGGTTGATAGAGGTTATTTATGCTGGATGTGGATTGAAGAAGCGTACGAAGTAATGAAAGAGACCGATTTTGACACTTTGGACGAATCAATAAGAGGTGCAACTCCAGCACCACTTTTTAAGCAGATAACAATTACTTTTAACCCATGGAATGAGCGTCATTGGCTAAAGAAAAGGTTTTTTGATACTAAAGATGACGACATACTAGCATTGACTACTAATTATTTATGCAACGAGTGGCTTGATGCTTCTGATAAACGTTTATTTGAAAGAATGAAAGTTAACAATCCTCGTCGTTATCAAGTGGCAGGATTAGGGAATTGGGGTATTGTTGAAGGTCTTATTTATGAGAATTGGAGAGAAGAAGATTTTACTATGATCACTGCAAGAGAGGCACGCGATGGCAAGGTTGGAATAATTAAAGATAAATTGAAAATGGCTGTAGGGCTAGACTTTGGTTACACAAATGACCCAACGGCTTTTTTCTTGGCTTTTTTAGACTTAGAAAATAAGAAGTTATATGTATATGATGAATTCTATGAAAAAGGCCTCACAAACAGAGCAATAGCCGACAGGATAATAGATTTAGGATACAGAAAAGAAAAGATAACTGCAGACTCTGCAGAGCCTAAGTCTATAGCAGAATTGAAAGGGTATGGCTTAAAACGTATTGAAGGCGCCAAAAAAGGAAAAGACAGTATCAATAACGGCATTCAATGGATACAGGATTTAGAAATCATTATTCATCCTCGCTGTGTGAATTTCATCACTGAAATATCTAATTACACGTGGGATACTGATAAATTTGGAACACGTTTAAATGTTCCTATTGATGACTTTAACCATCTGATGGATGCAATGCGATATGCATTAGAAAGATACATTACTAAACCAGATTGGCTAATCTAAAGAAAGGGGTGAGTGCATGCTGACAACTGAAGAAATTAATTTTTTTATAAATTTGGACAAGGGTTCAAAGATTAAAAGAAATGCACGAAAAGGAAGAGATTACTATAAAGCAAATCATGATATTAAACATTACAGAATGTTCTATTATGATTCAGACGGAAACCTTGTCGAGGATACCACTAGAAGCAACACGAAAATAGCGCATACATTCTTTCATGAATTAGTAGATCAAGAAGTACAGTATATGCTATCTAATGACGAGGGCTTTGTTAAATCTGATGACCCCGAACTCCAAAATAAATTAGATGATTATTTCAACTATAACGAGAATTTCATCGCTGAAATACACAAGCTTCTGACAGGATGTGTTTCAAAAGGATTCGAATACATGTACGCATACAGGAACGAAGATGATGAATTATCTTTCATGTGTGCTGATTCATTGGGAGTTGTAGAAGTAAGAGATAAAGATACAGATGACGGATGTTCATACGTTATCTATTGGTACATTGATAAGATTGTTAAAGAAGATAAGAAAATAAAGAAAATTCAAGTATGGAGTGCTAATGATGTAACGTATTACGTTCAGGAAGATGATGGAAAAATCATTTTAGATCCTGGAGAGTCTATCAATCCAAGATACCACGCACTCTATAAAAAGAAGAGTGATAACAATATCTATGGAAAAAGTTTTGGATACATTCCATTCTTCAGGTTAGATAATAATGAAGACCAAAGAAGCGGTCTTTATATCATTAAAGACTTGATAGATGATTATGATTTGATGGCATCCAGCCTTTCTAACAATTTAATTGATTTCGACCATCCTTTATATGCTGTCAGTGGTTTTGAAGGGGATAACCTGGAAGAACTGCAGCAGAATATAAAAACTAAAAAAATGATTGGTGTTGGTGAGGGTGGAAACGTTGAAATCAAGACCATTGATATTCCTTTCCAAGCAAGACAGGCAAAATTGGATCTTGATGAAAAGAATATCTATAGGTTTGGTATGGGGCTGAACTCGTCTGGATTAAAAGACACGAATGCAACCACGAATATAGCAATTAAGGCTCTTTATTCATTGCTGGATTTAAAATGCTCCAAGCTAGAAATTAAATTAAAGCAGTTTATGCGAAAAATCCTCAAAGCAGTTTTAAAAGATATCAACGAACGTGAAGGAACAGATTATCAATCTAAACAGGTATATTTTAAGTTTATTCATAAGATTATGTCTAATGAGCAGGAACTAGCACAAACTAAATTGATTGAAGCACAAGCTAAGGAGACTTTTATTAACATCATGATCACTCTTTTTGACTATCTTCCTAGTGAAACAATTATTAAAGAAATATGTGTTTATTTGGACATTGATTATGAAGAAATCAAAGATAAACTCCCAAAGCCAAAAGAAGCGTATGAGCAAATAGATGATGTGACCGATACGTTAAACAAGACGGTGCCAGATGAATAAGCGACAGCTAGAAGTTGAAAAAGTCAAACTGCGAGAAGAGAAGAAGCTTCTGAAGGAATTAAAAAAGATATATGAAGATGCAGCCAAAGAAGTAGAACAGAAAATAAGGATTTCAAACGGTAAGATTGATTTACTCCTTTCTGTATTTGATGAATTAGATGAAAAGCAGAAATCATTGCTTCAATCTCAGATATATCAGAAGAAGTTTCAAGAGAATCTCAAAAAGCAGTTAGATGAACTGATTGGGAATTTAAACGCTGATTCTTATGATAGTATTACAAGATATCTAACAGATTCTTATTACACAGGATATATTGGAACCATGTACGATATTCAAGGCCAAGGCATTCCATTAATCACTCCTATCAATGAGAAGCAAGTCACGAGGGCCATGACATTAAATACTAAATTGAGCGTACCGCTGTATGCTAGAATGGGTATTGATGTTGGAGTCCTCAAAAAGCAGATTGCAAAGCATATCTCAAGGGGCATAGCCACATCTTCATCATATGCACATATTGCTAGAAACATAGATGGAGCGTCTAATATTGGTTTTAATAAGGCAATGAGGATTGCTAGAACAGAAGGACATAGAATCCAGGTTCTTAGTGCCAATGACGCACAGCATGCAGCAAAAGCCAAAGGTTGTGAAGTAGTCAAGCAGTGGGATGCTACACTAGATGGAAGAACTAGACCAATGCACAGGCTTCTTGATGGGAAGCTTGCAGAAATAGACGAGCCTTTTGTGGTTGATGATATGGAAGTTATGTATCCTGGTGGCTTTGGGATTGCTTCACAGGATGTAAACTGCAGATGTGCACTCCTTCAACGTGCTAGGTGGGCTTTAGATGCTGATGAACTCAAGACACTGAAAGAAAGAGCCGAATATTATGGGCTTGATAAAACAGAAGATTTTGAAGATTACAAAAGAAAGTATTTAAATCCATTTAAGTATTCGGGAAGTAGAATTATAGAGAAATACAAATACGGAACATTTAAAGAATCAAATGAAGCGATAGAATGGGCAAAAAATTATTATCATGAGATATTGAAAAAATCTACTGATACTGCTAAAATTTCAGTAAGAACAGGTTTCAAAAAAGAATTAGTTGATGAAGTAAAAAAATACACTATTGAAAAACATGCATATATTGAAGATGAATTATTCGAATATGATCCGTATATTGCACTTTCTTGGCAGAGATTAGCAGAAGGCACGATTCAACAGTGTGATATTACGATGCTTGAACATGAATTTTATGAATTAACGATGAAACAATTGCATCCTGACTGGAGCCATTTAAAAGCTCATGAAGAAGCACAAAAAGTATTTAATTATCAGAAGGAGGTAAATGAATATTATGGTAATCTTAAAAAATGTAAAAAGAACAGATAATATCATTGAATGTGATTATTTTCCTGAAAACGGTACTTCCTTTGGACATGTTGCCTTGGATATTAACAAACAGGATTTTGTTGAGTCAAAATGTATAATGGCGAACGAAGATGTAAATACTAGATTCTATTATAATCACGCAGCATCAAAATTAATGAAAATATCAAAAACTGATGACTTTAAAAATAATAATTTTAAAAGTGAATACATGGTGGCTTGGTACTAATATCTACAAGCGAATTTGATAAAAAGATATTTAACGGTTCATAAAGAACCGTTTTTATTTTACCCTGAAAGGAGGCATTTAATGTCTGAAGGACTGCGACCACACAGACACTGTTACTTTGAAGTAGAATCAAGAAGATACTTCGATAAAAATAGAGGCTGTGCAATCAGAAAAACGCACTATGAGTGCATGATATGCGGTCATGAGTTCTATGAAACAGTAGAACTTTCTCATGATCCACCGCAATACAAGAATAAAAACAATGTATTAAACAGAAATAGAAACAGAGGCTAGACGTAGGCTCTTTTTATTTTGCCCTGAACACGGCATTTAAAAGGTTTAAAAATTCATCCAGCATGATGTTAAAAAGGCAAACTTACACTGGCAGATACCAGATATAAAAACATAGTAAGTAATAGGAGTTATGATATGGATTTTTTAAAAGAGATTTTAGGTGAAACACTTTTTGAACAGGTTTTCAAAGCAATTAATGAATATAACGGTAATGAAGCCAACAAAGATAAACAAGTCAAAATTGGGAATCTTGCAAGCGGTGAGTACGTTGGAAAAGGTAAATATGATGCACTACAAAAAGAATTTGATTCAAGAGGGACAGAATTATTAAATGCTAATAATCTTATCGAAGACCTCAAAAAAACAGGCAAAAATGATAAAGCAATGCAAACTAAAATCGGCGAATATGAAACGGCTGTTGAAAATCTGAAGAAACAGTTAGATGAAGCAAAATTAAAGAGCGCAGTAAAAGTTGCTTTAATGTCTGAAAAGGCAGTTGATGTTGATTATTTAACTTATAAATTAAATGAAAAATTGAAAGAAAAGGGCGAAAGCTTAGAACTTGATGAAAATGAAAATATCAAAGGATGGGACAATACTGTATCAGCATTAAAGACACAGTTTCCAAATATGTTTGAAAATGCTTCAGATGATAATGGAGACGGTTATCAGAGAGTTGGCAATGGACAGTTAGATCATGGAAAAAATGATGGTTCATATACTAGAAAAGACATTTTAAAAATGCCTTACTCTGAAAGATTGAAAGTCTTCAACGAAGAACCTGAAGCATATCAAGAAGCAATGAACACAAAATAAAAAAATAAAAGGAGATAAAAAAATGTCAACAGTTACAACAATGAAAGATGTAATCAATCCTCAAGTTATGGGAGATATGATTGAAGCAAAAATTGATGCATTAGCTAAATTAACACCTTATGCGAAAGTTGATACTACTTTAGAAGGAACAGCAGGCGATACAAAGACAGTACCATCATGGAAGTATATTGGAGATGCAGAAGACTTTGATGTTGAAGAAGCATCAAAAACAGATAGCGAAATCAAGACAACAAATTTATCAGCCACTAGCAATACATTCACAATTAAATGTGCTGCTAAATCAGTTGGAATTCTACAGACAGTTATCAACTCAGGATTAGGAAATCCAATCGGACAGGCTGAAACACAGTTAGCGAAAGCAATCATGGGCAAAGTTGATAATGACTTAGTTGATGCAGGATATACTACTAAGAACATTTACAGTCCATCTACACTAGCGGCTATCTCATACAACGGCATTGTAGATGCGGACGCTATCTTTGAAGATGAAGAAGACGGTATTGAAAAAGTATTATTTATTCATCCTTTACAGCATTCAACTTTAATGAAAGACGAAGATTTTAAGTCAGCGGATAAATTCGGCCAGTCTGTGTTAGTAAAAGGCGCTGTCGGAAAAATTGGAGATTGCTGGGTCAAGAAGTCTAAAAAGATTAAGTACATTGAATATGAAAAAGCGGATGATGGAACAATTACTATTGTAGAAGATGGAACAGCAGAGTCAGCAACCGCAAAGCACTTAAAGACTGTACAAAAAGGTTGTAAAGATGTTCTGAAGATTGGCGATAAAGTAAAAGCACTTGATGCGAAAGATAAGTATTATTTAGATCTTTTATTAAAAATGGAACCTGACTCAGCAGAAACTGAATACACAGAAGAAGAGCTACCAGCATTAACAATTTTCTTAAAGAAAGACACTCAGGTAGATCATGAATGGTTCCCAAAAAAACAGAAACACGACATTACTGCTACTAAATATTATGGAGTTGCAGTAACAAATGAAGCAAAGGTTTTACTGGCTAAATTCAAAAAATAAGAAAAGAGGTGATTTTCTATGATCTTGACAATTGAAGAATTTAGGCTTTTGAACGATACGGATGACTCAGACGGAATCATCAAGATGAAATTAGAAGCTTTAGAATTGATGATTAGAAAATACACTAATAATAATTTCCAAATGCGCAATTTTAGAACGACCGCCAATATTTCAGACGGTCGTTTTTCTTTTAATGGTCCTCAATTTTTTAAGGTTGGTGACACTGTACAGGTATCTAATTCATCTTTTAATGATGCTCTATATACTGTGACAGAAGCAAATGAGCATGACTTTGTGGTTGACAAGCCTGTCAATAATGAGGCTCGTGTACTATGCACTAAAGTGGAATATCCTGCCGACATTAAAATGGGAGTTATCAACCTTATGAAATGGGATAAAGAGAACAGAAGCAAGGTCGGAGTACAGTCAGAAACGATTTCTAGACACTCTGTCACGTATTTCAACATGGATGGGGATATAATTCCTCTTTAGGTTATCCAAAGTCTCTCACAGGCTTTCTAAAGCCTTATATGAAAGCGAGATTCTGAGCATGATAGGTGGAAATATTACAGCAGTTCTTCAAAAATGCATCTATTCTTTCAACGAGATTGGTGAGCCTATTGAAGATTATGCGGAATCAATCTCTTTGCTTGGCTTCTTAGATTTATCAAGCGGTGACAGTCATTACACTAACTTTAATGCAAAGGTACAGGAATCAACTCATATCTTCATCTGTGATTATAAGGACTTAAAAGGCTATAAAGCTGATAACTCAAGACTGATTGTAAATGGTGAAGTCTATGATGTAACTCTCATTGATGATCCAATGGGATTACATCAACACTTAGAAATCTATCTACAGTACAAAGGAGCACAAGATGAGCGTACAGTTTGAAGATAACTCAATGTTTATAATCGATGAAATTGAGAATGCAGCTATGAAGTTTCTTGAAGAAGCGAGCGGAGAACTTGAGTCACAAGTCAAAAGAAACACCAGAGTGGACACTGGTCAGTTAAAAAACTCGTGGGAGCACGTGGTAGATGCTGACAATATGATTGGTATTGTTGGTTCAGCAGAAGAAAACGCTATATGGGAAGAGTTCGGAACAGGTGAGTATGCTCTTAAAGGAAATGGTCGTAAAACCAAATGGAAGTATAAGCATCCTAAATACGGATGGGTTACCACTACAGGAAAAGCACCATCTAGAGCACTCGAGAAAGCCAAGAACTCCTCTAAGAAGAAGATTCAAGCAAGAGCCGAGGAAATCTTTGGAGATATTGGAAAATGACAAAAGAGGGCTTGAATTTTATCTCTAGCATTTTAAAACCACTTATTAACTATCACTTTCTCTATTACAAGACTGATAAGGTTGAATATCCTTATTGGGTTGGCGAGTACTTAGAAAGTGAATACAGTGCAGAGACCAATTATCAGGAAACCACCTTTATTCTTACAGGTGTAACAAGAGGCAGTTATTTAGAACTAGAAAAGCAAAAGGAAATTATTAAAAAGGCTCTCAAGGATAAGAGAGCCATCTTACCGAGCGGAACAGGCATAGCAGTACATTATGACTATTCAATGCCGATTCGTGTAGACGATATAGAATTGCAGAAAATACAGATTAATCTAACTATTCAGGAATGGGAGGTATAAATACATGGCAGATGAAATCATTCCTTCAAGTGGTATTACAGCAAAAACACCTGAAAATATTATGCTAGGTGCTGGAACTATTCACAAAGGCTTGAAATACGAAGGCAATAAATGGAACTTTGTAGAATCATTATTTTGCGCCACTTCAGGTGGTGGATCAGTAACAATTACTCCGGAATTATTAGACTTAGATATTGATGGAGCGACTGTAAAATTTGTTGGTGGTACCCTAAAAGTTGGAGAAACTGCGAAAATGAAGTTTAAAATGGCAGAAATTACTCCTGACTTTATTAAGAAATCTATTTTTGCTAAAGAAGCAGCAGACGCTGGAAAGACAGGATATACAGAATTAGTATCTAAACCGCAGATTGAAACAGGCGATTATTATGAAAATCTAGCGTATGTCGGAAAGAAGATTGATGGAACTCCAATCATCATTATTTTTGATAAGGCACTATGCACATCAGGACTTTCTATTGAAGGTGAAAATAAAAAGATGGTAGTACCTGAAGCAGAATTTGAATGTTATGCGGAATTAGAGCAATCTGATAAGAATGTACTACCTTATCACATCTATTACCCTAATGCGGTAGCTGCATAACCATTATTAAGAATTGAAAGGAGTTATTTATGGAATATAAATTAAGAAAATTAAAAGCAACAGATGCATTTTTAATCATTAAACTAATCAATAAGTTTGGCATTATGGAATTCAAAAAATGCTTTAATGCAAATGAGATTGCTAAACTAGCAGAAAATAAGGAAGGACTATCAAAAGAGGAACTAACTGAAAAAGTTGGTTTCAATATCATTCTTTCTTGTGTCTCTGTCATTTTTGAAAACATCGGAAAGTGTGAAAATGAGGTTTTTGAATTCTTGTCAGCTGTAAGCAATCTAAATAGAAAGCAGGTTGAAAGCTTATCACTTGCAGAACTTGCACAGATGATTATTGAAATCTTTCAAAAAGATGAATTCAAAGATTTTTACAAGGTTGTTTCTGGATTGCTGAAATAGGAGAAGTCGGCTTCATGGATTTGGTTTATAAGAGATATTCGAACCCCATGGAGTTGATTGATAACATGATCTCTTTTTCTAATTTTTCAGAGTTCATTTTGGAGCTTGCTGACAATGTGTCAGACGAGAAGTTATACGACATTTGGAAATCAAAAGTTTATGACAAGTCATTTGCTGACTTTAAAAATGAAATGATGGCTAAGTGGAAGAAAAACACAGGAATTGAAACATCTGAAACAATGACAGATGAAGAGATGGAAACAACTATAAATGACTCCTATGAAATTCTTAACAATTTTAATCCTAATCTTTAAGAAAAAAGAGAGGGGGAAATAAATGTTAGAATTATTTAAACTCTTTGGTATTATCGGACTGAAAGGCGTTGATAAGACAAAGAAAGATTTAAAAGACACAACTAACACAGCAAAAGATGAATCCAGCAAACTAGAAAAACACGTTAGCAAAATAGGGGAGATTGCTCCTAAAGTTGGAAAGCTAGCGGTCAAGGGAGTTGCTGCAGCGGGTGCTGCAATAGGTACTATTACTAAGTTCGCTGTATCTTCTTATTCGGAGTATGAGCAGTTAGCTGGTGGTGTCGAAACCTTATTTGGTGCTCAGGGCATGAGCCTAAAGAAGTACGCTAAATCAATCGGCGAGACTGTCGGACAAGCGAAAGGAAAATATGATCAGTTAATACAGGCGCAGACAGAAGTCATGAATAATGCGAAAATTGCATATAAGACAGCTGGAATGAGTGCGAATGATTATATGAACACCATTACTTCTTTTGCTGCAGCATTAAAGCAATCAACAGCCAATGAGACAGAAGCGGCTAAGGTTGCTAATATGGCTGTTATTGATATGGCTGATAATGCGAATAAGATGGGTACCAACATGGAAGATATCCAAAACGCTTATCAGGGGTTCTCTAAGCAGAACTACACAATGTTGGATTAACAAAATAGTTCAACTAAAACCTCGTGAAAACGGTGGAACTCTCTCTGAGACAATACCGTGCCAAGTCTTAATGAAAATTAGGAAAGGTGTAACGACTATCAAAAGCGCATAACATTGTTATGAAAGCGAGTAGAGTACAATCAAGTGATTGGAAGTGCGAGGGAACGATTATATCGTTCAAGAGATAGTCTACTCTTTATAGTGATATAAAGCAGTTCATAAAAGAACGGCATAAGACTAACGACCTTATGTGAATATAAAGGAACTTAAAATTAGGGTACGGCGGTACTAAGTCAGAAATGGAGCGACTTTTACAGGATGCTGAAAAACTGACAGGTATACATTATGATATTAATAATTTAAGTGATGTATACAAAGCAATTAACGCTATTCAAGGCAAACTCGGAATAACTGGTACTACTGGCGAAGAAGCGATGAAAACCATCGACGGTGCTATGAAGATGACAAAAGCGTCATGGGATAACCTTTTAACAGGTTTAGCAGACCCTAAACAGGCAGTCGGACCGCTTATCAGTGAGTTCACTACCAGCTTAGGAACTCTCGCTAAAAACGTGACTCCAAAAATCAAGGAAGTATTTAATGCACTGCCTAATGCACTAATACAGATAACACCGCAATTAATGAATATGATCATTGATTTAGCGCCTTCTTTAATTCTTGCAGCTATTAATTTAGTGGCTGGCTTAGTCGGCGCTTTGCCTGGTGTTATCGCTCCTATTTTTAACGAATTACTTAATCTAGTAACTAATGAGCTGCCTAAAGCAATCGAAGGCTTTGGAGGCATTGTCGATGGATTCAGCAATAAAATAGCGGATGGAACACCGGGCATTGTATCAAAAGGCATGAGCATGATTGTTCAGCTAGTGAATGGTATTGTTTCTCAATTGCCTGCCTTAGTTTCGATGTTTGGGAAAATAATTGACGGCTTAGGACAGGCATTATCCAATAATATGCCTGCTATCATGTCTAAAGGATTAGACATTTTATTAGCATTATCACAAGGCATATTAAATAACTTGCCTACACTTGTAGGCATTGGTATGAAATTAATCTTTTATCTCGTTCAAGGATTAATGAGTTCACTTCCTACATTAATATCTAAAGTGCCTACTATCATAGCAAATCTAGCAAATGCATTTTCTAACAGTGCTCAGACTATTTTTGTGTGGGGTGTGAAAATCATCGCCGAAATCATTAAAGGCCTTGTAATGGCTATTCCTTCGCTGATTGCCAATATTCCTAAAATTATCTATGCCATTTTTGCCGTATGGAACGCAATTAATTGGTGGAACTTAGGAAAAGGGCTTATCAGCGGAATTGCTAAAGGCATAAGCGGCATGGGTGGTTCTCTTGTCAATACGGCGAAGAACCTATTTAACAGTCTAAAAAGCCACGTATCAAGCATTTTCAATAACATCAAGAATGTAATTCAAAGCCCTATGTTTGATGCCAAGACGAAAGTATTATGGATTGTAAAAGAATTACAAAATGGTGTGAAAGTTGCTTTTAACTTCATTAAGTCGCATGCCTCAAGTGTCTGGAATGGTATCAAGAGTGCTATCATGTCTCCAATGAGTGCTGCTGCTAATTTTGTGAAAGCCATCATAAGCAAGATTAAAGGATTCTTTAATTTTAAAATATCATGGCCTCATATTCCGTTACCTCATTTTAATATCAAACCTAACGGTTGGAACGTTGGGGATTTATTAAAGGGTAAAATCCCATCACTAGGCATTAAATGGTACGCTCAAGCGATGGACAATCCAATGATTTTGGACGCTCCAACTATTTTTGGAATGTCTAATGGTCAGATGTTAGGCGCTGGAGAAGCAGGCGCTGAAGTTGTGGCCGGAAGAGATACATTAATGAAGATGATTAATCAGGCATCTAACAATAGAACTGATGAAATCCTAGACGCATTGCATAGAATCATCGCTTTATTATCTGACGAAGATAGAATGCATGATATTATCGTAAAAGCTTTAAATGACGGCTCTTTCGTTGTTATGTTAGATGGCAGAGAAGTAGGAAGGATTGTGAGAAAATATGCTGGATAAAATTAAACATACAAATTCAAACAATGAAACACTAGACTTTACTTCTCTTGGTATCTTTGCGAATTATAGTGATTTACGTGATTTTGAGTGGAGCGTTAAAACGAATAACAATAGGATTACAGGATTTTATAAAGGGGTTGTCACTAAGACAATTCCTTTTGTTTTCCTTGTTGATCAGCAGAAAGCCAATGAGATTAAAAACTAATTTTATGAACATTTTGAAATAGACATACTCAAAAAAGAAAAGGGATATTTTGAAATTAACGGTTATAAATATTATTGCTATGCTATCAAGTCCACTAAAAGTAAATATCTAATTGATAAGAGACTCTTATATTTAAGTGTTGAAATCACTACAGACGACTCTTATTGGATTAAAGAGACAACCTACACCGCTGACTTCAGTTCCAGCAGTTCGAGAACTGTTACAAAGTATCCTTTTGCATATCCTTTTACTTATTCAGTACCGAAGACGGTCAACATTGTAAATGATTCATTTACTGATACAGATATGATCATGCGCATTTATGGAAGATGTACGAACCCTATAATCAATATCAGTGACAATACTTATCAGTTATATGTGACCTTGAACGCTGAAGAATATGCAGAGATTGACACGTTCAAGAAGACTATCACAAAATATTCTTCTAATGGAGTGCAGTCTAATATATTCAACAGTCGTAACAAGTCATATGATGCTTTTAAGAAGATACCTCAAGGCTCATTTGACATAACTACAGTTGGAGTTGAAAAAGTTGACATAGTCTTGATTGAAAGAAGAGGTGAGCCTAAATGGGGTTAGAATACATCTATACAGATGCTGATTATAATGAATTAGGCTATCTCAGTCATTTTGATGCTGATGTTGAAATCGGAAAATACGGCATATCAAAGAACGATTTTGAATTGGCAGTATCCTTGGAAGATAGAGACCCTTTGTTTACTGTGGGGTCTCTATTTTACAAGGAAGATAGTGAAGTTGGTGGAATAATCCAGCGTTTAAAGATTAATACATCAGGCAATACCATCACTATGATAGGCCCTACATTTAGAGGATTACTGGAAAAAGAATATGTACAACCACCAACAGGAAGTGCATATCTAAGTCTGAACGCTGAAGCTAATACATGTATCAATGCGTTGATTGGTGACAGATTCGATGGTTTATTTGTAGTCGATAATATAGGCGCTAGTAATATCAATGTTAAATATGATGTGCGTGATATCAATCTCTTACAGGCACTAGAGAAGGCGCTAGGCGCTAGTAATGCGAGACTATGTATCAAACATCAGATAGATGGGAAAGTCCATCTATATGCTGAAAAAATCAACGATTTGAGCGACACGCTACAGTATGACAATGACTATCAGATAGATATGACCGTTAAGACTGAATCAAAGCCATACAATCATATCCTGTGCCTTGGAAAAGGCGAATTATTGGATAGATTAAGAGTTAATTTATACTTGCAAGCAGATGGATCATGGTCCGAATCCAATCAGACATATACTGGATTAGACAGAAAAACCTATAAACATGAAGATGTAAATGTTGAAAAACGTGATGAATTAATCAAGAATGCGACTGAAAAGGTAGCAGAAGCAAACGAGAGCGACACATTAGAAATCTCTTTTGATGCTGATGATGCAGAACTTTTTGACATCGTTGGAGCAAAAGAAAATATTACAGGCATATCGTTCAAGGAGCCGATAACTCAAAAAATAATCAAGATTAGTGATGATGATATTTCAATTTCTTATAAGGTAGGTGATGCGAAGTGATAAAGAACATTAATATTACAGATGCTGAAGTCAGTGCTGAACTGCATGGATACATGTATCTAGCGTTATATGATTATCAAGGTGTTCTACACGCAGGCAGTAGAATGACGGCGGAGATTGTGTCTAACAATGAAATTAAAATAAATGACGGCATTCTGTGTAATTATGGGCGTTTCATGCGCATTGTTGGCAGTGAAACAGTCAGAATAGAAAACGGTACAAGCGGAGTGAAACGCACTGACTTGATTGTAGCAAGGTTTACAACTACAGGAACAAAAGAGACCCATACACTTGCAGTTATTAAAGGGTCAGCAGGTGGAGCAGAACCATCATACAATCAGACCGACATATACAGCGGTACAGGCACAAGAGACTTAGTATTATATGCTGTGCATCTAGATGGCTTAAATATCACATCTGTTGAGCGTAAATGTCAGGAATACATGAATATGAGAGAGCTTATTAATAAGGTAAATACACAAGAAAGCGGAACAAAATTCTATGGGCATGATGTTCTCGATGTCAAGAATGGTATTACGTTAGAGGCTAAATGGAATGATACTATTGTGGAATTCTACTGGTATGGAAATCTATCAAATGACTGGCATATGACGGCCACAGTTGATGGAGAAAAATTCGGAAATGATTCTACAATGAAAAACGTTCTTAAAACACATACAGCTTTCATGTTTGATATTTCTGTTAGTCCAGATTATCCAATCTGGTTTAAGTATTCCAGAGCAAAGAACGGTTTCTGTGTATTCACAATGAAAACTTGCACCGTTCCTAAAGGAACATGGCTCTCAGGTAGCCACATGATGCTCAGGTAGGAGGTGATGCATATGATTAGAGGTACATCACCAACAATAACATGTGAGTTTCCTTTTGATGTGTCTACACTTTCTTACGCTTATTTCACGATTGCTCAAAATGAGCGAATTATGCTCAATAAAAAAATTGAATGTGAAGGGCTTGAAGGAAGACAGATAAAAATACACCTTACACAGGAAGAAACTCTTAAGTTAAAAGAGAATCTACAGGCAGAAGCACAAGTGAGAGGAATTACAAGAGATGGTGAAGCTATCGCATCAGATATCATTAAAATATATGTTGATAAGATCTTAAAAGATGGAGTGATCTGATGTGCAATTTAGGTCTAATGATATTCGATTCAGGTTAAAATTTCATACTAATGACGCATCTTTTAAATTTAAAGTTCATGATATGGAAAACGGCTTTAAATTCCATTATGATGATTTTTTTGAAGTTGACAAAAGTTATGATGCTTATTTAGGAGAGTATGAGGTTGTTCCAGCAATCAAACAACAACAACTAGATACTAAAGATAAGTTAATGAAAAAAGATGTGGTTATTAGCGCAATCCCCTTCTTCGAGACATCAAACGATGAAGGTGGAAATACAGTTTATATAGGAAAGGAATTATAACATGGCAGAAACTAAACATATAAATAAAGTAGTGTATGGTGGCAAGACATTAATCGACTTGACAGGTGATACTGCGACAGCAGACAAAGTATTGAAGGATCTAACATTTCATGATAAGACAGGTGCCACAGTTGCAGGTACTTGTACATTTGATGTAGATTCAAGTGATGCGACTGTAGCAGTTGCTGAAATGCTTGCTGGAAAGACTGCATACGCTAGAGGTACTAAATTAACAGGTACTATGAAGAACAATGGTTCTGTTAAAGGAAGTATCACAACCAAGGCACAGGTATATACGATTCCACAGGGGTTCCACGATGGTTCTGGTAATGTTCAGATTGCTACTGCTGAACAGGCTAAACTTATTCCTACGAATATTCGTGATGGAGTAACAATCCTAGGCATCAAAGGTACTATGTCGGGTACAGAAGGTGCTAAACCTCAGCAGAAGACAGTGACACCTAGTACAACTGCGCAAACAATCATGCCCGATAAGGGATATAACTATTTATCACAAGTTACTGTTAATCCGATTCCATATGCTGAGAGTGAAAACTCTGCCGGCGGAACTACAGTAACAATCGCATAGGAGTGTTTATATGAGCATTAATAAGGTCATATATAACGGCAAGACATTGATTGATATATCAGACAGTACAGTAACTGACGATAACATTGAAAAAGGGTTGATTGCCTATTCAGGAGATGGGAAAAGGGTGGTAGGAACTAAGATGAATCTAGAAAACAGAAGCAAAAGAAAACTGATTTTCATTGGTGACAGTTATGGAGACGGTTATACACCTGATGGAAGTTATACAGGTTGGTGCGACAGACTTAAGAATAAGTTAGTTAATTGTCACTTCTCTGCAGACAACATCTATATCAATCACAAGGGTGGTGCATCCTTTTCTAATCCATCCAATAACTATCTGACTCTTCTTAAAGGTGTAGAATCGCAAGTCAACAACAAGAAGATGGTAACAGACGTGCTGATTGGTGGAGGATACAATGAACTAGCATATTGTGATAAGGCCGATACTGTTAAATCCAATATCAATACATTGATTTCATACGTACAGAGTACATATCCAAATGCGGTGGTTCATTTCGCACCTTTTGGGGTTGCATTTAAAGACAGAAACAATCAGTTTGCACTAAAATATAAATTGATGCCAATTTATAAAACAATACCGGCATATTTTGATAAACCTTATATGATAGTTCCTGGTGCTGAAAATATTCTTTCTTTAAGAGATACGATGAGTTCCGATGGTATTCATCCTAATTCCTGGGGATTGGACTGTATAGCTGAATATCTAAAAGGATATCTCATGGGAACAGGAAGCAGCATGCAAGAAAAACGTCAATTGAGTGTCAAAATGAATGGTGGAACATTCACTGGTACTATCTGGGGTCAATCATTTGGAGATATAAATATTTATAGGCTGATGTTTGACACAACCGTCAAGAATCTTAACTCCAACGGCGCTAATGGATTCAAACTATATAGTCCTAAAATTGGCGATGCGTTTCCTTGGAGAGCGCCCAATATGGGATATACAGATGCAAACGCAATAATTTATGCAAACGGTGGATTCTTTGACGTTCCTGTCAAATTCAATGTAAACAACAGCAATGAACTATATATGCAGATCAAGCAGTGTAACTCAGCCCACAATAACTATCAAAGTTATTCAAATATCACTCAGATTCAGCTAGATGCATGGATCATTGCAGAAAATATGTAATAAAGAGGTAATAAAATGAAATTATACGACACATCGCTAAAATATATGGACACTCTTAATGCAGTAGGGGGCACTATTGTAGCAGTGTTAACCGCTGCATTAGGTACGCACTGGTTTTTATTTATTGGTTTTTTAGTCTTGAATATTATCGACTACATTACAGGAGTTAGAAAATCAAGACTGACAGGAAAAGACAACAGTGCCAAGGGAGTTAAGGGCGTTTGGAAGAAACTAGGCTACTGGTTAATGGTTTTAGTTGCATTCTTGGCTTCTGCTATCTTCATTGAAATTGGTAAGACTATAGGCATTGACTTGGCGGTTACTGCCTATATTGGGTGGTTTACTTTGGCATCTCTCATTATCAATGAGTTACGCAGTATTCTTGAAAATTTCGTTGAAGCAGGGGATAACGTACCATCCGTACTTACAAAAGGCTTAGAAGTAGCAGAAAACGCTATCAACAAGGAGAATAACAATGGGTAATGATGAATTTCTAAAGATTGCAGTTGAAGAAGTAAGAAGATATACAAAAGAACATCTAGAAGATCCACAGGATTTCGATATCTATGTAGTGTGGGTATGCAAGACACTTCAGAACAATAAGGCATTGCTATCAACTACACTTTCAGACGGTATGTATTTTGAAGCAACTTATAATGGAGACAAAAAAGAATTATACTTTGATGCCTATCATAAATTAGAAAACAGATGTATTAAGGTGGAGGATTAAACAATGGAATTACAAGACACTGTAGAACTAATGAACAGTTCTGATTATAAGGATAGATTTAAGGCAGAATACTGGCAGGCCAAAATCAGATATGACTGTAAAGTACGAGGCACGTACTTTGACATTCATTCCTAGATGTTCGCTTGATCTATTAAAAGAGCAGAAAAAGCATTTAGGAAATTATATTCGTACTCTAAAGATTAGAGCGGAAATCGAAGGAATTGAATTATAGATATCGTTGTGAGAGGACACACGCGCCTCTCATTTTTGTTTGATCATGAAGAAAGAAGGTATAAAGTATGAATTTTAACGTACATGGTGGACATAGCTTAAAATGTCGTGGAGCAAGTGGTTTATTAGACGAAGTCAATGAAGACAGAAAAGTTAAAAATAAAGTCATTGAGTTGTTAAGAGCAAACGGACATACAGTATATGACTGTACTGATGATAATGGAAAAGACCAGAATTCTAACTTAAAAGCAATCGTAAACAAGTGTAATGATCATAAGGTTGACTTAGATGTCTCTATTCATCTCAACGCTGGAGGCGGAACAGGTACAGAGGTATATGTCTATAGCGACAACTCAAAAGCCAAAGATGAAGCTGAAAGAATCGTCAAGAATATTTCTAACACTCTAGGCATTAGAAACAGAGGTGTTAAAACATCTACTAAGTTATATGTGTTGAGAAAGACTACTTCTCCAGCACTACTTGTTGAGTGCTGCTTTGTTGACAACGCAATTGATAAAGTGAAATGGAACGCTGACAAGTGCGCAAAGGCAATTGCAGAGGGTATCTTAAATAAGAGTGTCAATGAACACGTTGAAACTCCTACACCTAAACCACAGAGCAATGCATCTAGTACTTTAGGTACTTATATGATTACTGCTAGTGATTTAAGTGTCAGAACAGGACCAGGAGCTAACTGTAGAAGAAAGACATATGAGGAATTAACTAAGAACGCTAAGGCTCACGATTACGATAAGGATGGCTGTCTAAATTATGGCACTCGTGTTACTGTGTCTGAATTTAATGGAGATTGGGCAAAGATTCCAAGCGGTTGGGTTGCTAAAAGATACTTGAAAAAAGTCTAATTTAAGTTTTATTATGAGTTTATTCATAAAGATTTCGACTAAACTCGACTTAATTTCGACTAAATCTCGACTAAATAACAATTTAAAGCATAAGAAAAGACCAGGGCTTAATTGCTCTGGTCCTTTTTTGCGTTTTCAATAACTGCTTCCATTGTTTTTCTTATAACTTCAGATTGTTTGATTCCTAATTTATTGCAAGCATCTCTAAATTCTTCTACAAATTCGCTAGGATATGAACAACTGAGTTTTTTAATATTGGCTTTTGCATATTTTTTTTGTGCCTTATATTTATCACCCATGATAACAACT